AGCCGGATGAGACTGTGATCGCGTAGAGAGGAAGGTGATTAACTAATGCCAGATTTCGCATCGACGCATGTTGACTCCATCCTCACGCGAGTCAGCAGACAGTACCCGCTTGGCCAGATCCTGCTGGCTGAGTCTTTGGCGCCACGTGTCAACGTGGGCAAAGAATCGGGTATCTTCTTCAGGTACAACAAGGGTGACCAAGCTCGGATTCCTTACACCTCACGGCAACTCAGGACTGAGAGTCGCAGGGTGGACTGGCGAGTCGATACCGATTCGTACCAGTGCGAGGAGTACGCGCTGAACGACTTGATCGATGACCGTGAGTTCCAGCAGGCTGATACCCCGCTGAACCTCCAACGGGATACGATCGAGAACTTGCAGCGACTCATGCTGCTTGATCGAGAGAAGCGGGTTCACGGTCTTGTGACCGATGCTGCTGTCGTGACGAAGAACACGACACTCACCGGTACGGACCAGTGGAGAGATGCAAGTGACTCTGGTGCCACAGCAACTCCTCTGGGAGACATCGAGACTGGGTCCGAATCCGTTCGTTCCGACACTGGAGTGCGGCCGAACCTCGCCACGTTTGGAATGTCAGCCTGGCTGGCGTTCTCGAAGGTGTCTGAGATCATCGACCGGATCATTACTCCAGGTGGCAACTGGGGTTCACCCACCATCACGACCGATCAGGGCCGTACTCTTCTGGCGCCTTACGGCATCACGAAGGTTCAGGTCTCCGACTCGATCGAGAACACTGCCGGCTTCGGTGTGGCAGATTCGTTCTCCGACATCTGGACCGATCAGGTTCTGTTGTCCTTCACGACACCCAGTCCTGGGTTGAAGAAGGTCAGCTTCGCCTACACGTTCTGGTCCAGGAACTGGCAGGTTCGACGCACGCGTGTCGAGCAACAGCACAGTGATTGGATGGAGCCGAGTTACGTAGCGGACGAGAAGATCATCGCTGCGGACGTGGCTTACCTGATCCTCGACGTGAGCGACGGTACGTAAGACAATGATTGTGGCAGCTGGCGGGCTAGCTTCGGCTGGCTCGCCAGTCGTCCACTTGAGGAGGTAAGACACGATGCTGACCAGGAAGAGGCTGGAGCAGCTTGAAGCGAAAATTGGTGCTTTGAGGGACGCCACAGTTGCTGCTCCGGCGGACTCAATTCAAGCTTCCGAACTGGGCACCGACTCAGTAGAAACTCTCAAGATCAAAGATTTGAATGTGACTACTGCGAAACTCAATGCTTTGGCGGTGACGGCTGCCAAGATCGCAGCTTCCATTCTCGATGGGGCCAAGGTCGCAGTCGTAGCTGACGCCAATGTGCTCGGAGGAATTCCGGTGATGTACCGAATCCTTCTGGCCTCAGGTGCAGACGCGAACGTAGACGTGGCCCTAACGGAGAAGACTCGCGTCACGGACGTGGTCGTGATTCTCAAGGGCGCGGGCACGACAGGTGCAGATGTTCAAGTGCAGAACGTAACGACAGCCATCACTGATCTCCTCGACGTGTCCGCGGGAGCAGACAAGGCTGTCTTCCGTCCGGGCACTATCGATGATGCCTCACACGAGGTGGCGGCAGCGGCCAATCTTCGTGTCGCGTATTCCTCAACAGGTGCAGACTTCCCAGGCGCAGAGGTTTACGTCACTGGCATGAAGGTCGCCTAAGCAGAAAGAGACAGGGAGAAAACCATGAGAGCAGCAGCTAACTTTAGTTACGGAGACGGTACAGACAGCCACAAGATCAGAGCAGGGGAAGAGATTCCAGAGGAGTTTCTGGACGACATCCCCGACAGACTCATCCTGGAGAAGCTTGCTGAAGCTAACCCAGAAGAACTCTCTCGCGAGCAACTCATGCGGCTTGCGGGGGTTGGGCCTTTCGCGGAAGACTCCGATGGCGAGAACGAGCCCTACGAGATGGACGAAGATGATCTTCGTGAAGCTCTGGACAACATGAGGCAGAAGAGCGATCTTGTGGAATGGATGGCCACCATCAGACCTGACTTCGACGGCCTCGACATCGATGATCAAACGCGTATTGAGATGACCGACATGATCGTAGAAGAGTTGATCGGGGAATAGCTCTTGGCTTACCTGGACATTGACGATGCTCGCAAGGTGCTGAAGGAGAACATCTTTCAGTACCCTGCGGACATTGATGCAGAGATCGAGTTCGCACAGACCGTGATCAACTCGAAGCTGGCAGGATTCTTCACCTTGCCTTTCGATGACGTTGTGACTTATGCCACGGTGCCTCTTGAGATCAAATGGATAGGGGCTCTGCTGACTAGCTACAAGTTGTGGGACGGAGTTGTCGCGCTTGAGGGGCAAGCGGACGATACGGCTGCGAAGCGTTGGCACAAGGAAGCTATGGAATGGCTTGAGTGTCTACGCGAAGGCAGGTGTTCTCTGACGTTGGTTGATGGCACGATCGTGGTTCCGCCAGACACGGCAGGCGGACCTCGTTCCTATCCTGATGGAGTAAGGACGAAAGCTGACTCTGCGGATAACGATCCCCTCTTCACGCGGGCGCAAGTTGGGAGCTGGTGAGGTGGCGGTTGAACTCACCATCTCCTGGATAGGCAGAAGTGCCGCTGACTTTTCTCGCGTCTTCAAGGTCGCTGCAAATGTCAATGATTTCAAGCCTGCCCTGAAGCAGATCGCGCAAGAAGTCATAGCCCCTTCGACCACTGAGAACTTCGGTGCAGGTGGACGGCCCAGCTGGGTTCCGTTGGCTCCGTTCACTATTGCCAAGAAAGGTCACTCCAAAATCCTCATCGACTCGGGGGCGCTACAGCAAGCAGCTACTGATCCATCTCAGTACACTGTCTCAAGAGAGGCACTCTGGGCTTGGCCCAGCGGAGTTGATTATTGGAAGTTCCACCAGACCGGAGATGGTGTGCCCAAGCGAGTCATCATGATGATGCAGGCAGCAGATCGAACAGCAATTATGAGAATCTTTGCTGACTACATGAGAACGTTCCTGGTGTTCGATCCACGGAAGCCAGGGGCTCGACTCCCGGTGGGTGGCTAATGGCACTTGAAACTTCACTTCGTGGCCTGGGTCTCTACCTGGCAGAGAGGCTGGAGTTCAACAAGGCGAACATCATCGTTGACGAGAAGGGCGCGTCTCCTCTGCCAGCTTTCAATCAAGCTGTCTACGGTGAACCTCGTGTCATTACCAAGTGGCCCTTGCTGAGCGTCCAACCACCGCAGAAGTTGCGGGAGCTTAAGGGCACTCGCAAGTTCGATCTTCAGTTCCAGATTTGGCTTGTGCTATACCACGGCAGCGTAGCCTCCACTTTGGATCTTCAAGCGCAAGCCCATGCTCGAATCGAGGCGATCGAGAGCTACATACAAACCAGCCAGAAGTTCAACTACATCGATGCAACGGACGTGACTCAAGACAAGGTGATTTTTGGATGGTCGTCCTTCCTTGATCACCCAGTGATACTTGCTCCAGATCAGGAGCTTTGGACGGCCAGTCGGATTCAGTTACAGGCGATGAGCGAGGAGGTCTTCTGATGTCGCTTACAACTGTCCATTACGTTGGTCCCAACGCAGAGGGTGACCCGCGTAGTTTGAAGGTAACAGAGGAAGAGGCGAGGCGTCTTGCAAAGACAGGTCTCTACTCCTCGAAGAAGAAGAACAAGAAGGGGGTGAAGACTAATGGTTGATGTCGCTGGTGGAGGTCACATGGGCATTGCCTTTGAGGTGACCAACGGAACCTGGGTTACACCTGACATCTTTGCTCCAATCGAGAGCGAGTCTTTGCAAGAAGTACGGAACGATCCGTCACGGATTCCGATTCTTGGTAGGGCTGTCAGGTCTGGCACTGTCGTGGGCAGGCACCACGTCGAAGGCGAGATCGTGATGGAAGCTCTACCAACTCCAATGGCGTACTTCCTTGCTTGTTCGCGCTGGGCCATTGTCAAGTCGGGGATTGGACCCTTCGTGGTTACAGCCAACGACTCAGCTTTGGTGCACCAGAAAGGAACAAACAAGTCGCTCTCCATTTCGGTGTCCAGAGCGGGCGTTGGGTTCGCTTATCTCGGGTGCCACGTAGTTGGTCAGAGGTTCTTCATGGAAGATGGAGTGTTCAAGGTCGCCTACCAGATCATCGGGCGCAAGGAGACGACTGACTACACGCCAGGCGCTGTCACAGAGCCCCTTCAGACTCCGTTCGCTGCCGACGAGATCGCGGTCACGGTTGCAGCTTCCTCGCGGGTTGATCTTGATTCATTGGAGTTCAACTTTGACGACAACGGAGAAGCGAGGTTCAATCACTCCGGACTTGCAGAAGCTGACTATGTGAAGTTCGGTGAGTTCACTGGAGACGCCAGTTTCGAGATTGACTTCGAGAGCAAGGCTGACTACGCGGTCTGGGTGGCGCAGACGGTTCAAGAAGTCAAGGCTGTGTTCACGAAGGGCACCGAGGCTGTGGACATCGAAGTTCACGGTGGACTCTACGACTCTTTCGATGTTGGCTTGGCTGGCATTGGAGATCAAGTGCGGGCATCGGCCACGATCGGAGCAGCCTACGTAGCTGCGGACACAGCTGCGGCGGAGATCGTGATCACGCTCGACGTGGACATCACCGGCATCGCGTAAATAGATGATCCAAGGGAGGATCAAAATGGAAGACCTAGTGGACACGGTAGAGGTTGGGTTTCAACCCAACGAGAAGCGATACGATCTGGAGAAGGCTCCGGGTGGATGGGTTGAGCTCCGTAGGCTCAATCACGGCCAGTCGAACGAACTCTCCGATCAGAGGTTGACCTTCCGTGCTAACAAGGAAGCTGCTGAAGGTGAGGCCAAGATCGCAACCAAGGAAGGCCGGCACTTTGCCTTCTCGAAGTGCATCAAGGACCATAATCTAACGAGCGGTGGCACGAAGGTTGATTTCACAAAGAGACGCGGAGTGGATGGCATCGATCCGATCGTAGGAGACGAGATCGCAGACCTGATCGATACGCACAACGAGACTCTTCAGGAAGCTGGTGATGTCCCAAACTGACTAGGGAGCTAGACCGTTTCTTTCAAGCGGTACTCTCCGAGCCACCGAAGAAAGCGACCATAGGAAGACGGGCAGCGATGGCGGTGAACCTACTAGATGCATATGAGAAGGGAATCCTCCCAAGTGCTGGCGGCTGGCTCGATCAGGACCAGTTGCACGTAGACCTCATTCAACTCGCAGGGGAGTCCAAAGGCAGGCGTCAATCGATCAACACTCAGAAGGCTGGACGCAAGGCGAAGAGAACGAGAGGGTGGAGACGCTAGGTGGCAGCTACTGCCCAAGAACTGGCTCTCGTTGTTAGAGCTAAGAACCAAGCGACTCGTGCGCTTGCTTCAGTAGGTGGAGACCTAGACAGGCTCGATCGAAAGACGAGCACACTTCGCAAGGGTTTCAAGACGCTACAGAAAGTTGGCGTTCTGGCCTTGGCTGGCATCGGCATCGCAGCTGTGGCTGTCGTTGCGAAGTCGATTAGTGCCTACGCTAGCTTCGAACAAAAGATGACACAGTCGATGGCGATTATGGGCGATGGGGCAC